AACATTGCTTTTAGTCTAGGATTAGAATCAAGAACTTCCATAGGCACAACAGTTTCACCTTCGGCAACGTGTGCGATATATGCGTCCTCGTATCTACCTAAATCTGCAATTTTAGAAACCTCGTGTTGAAATGATTCCAACCCTCTAGGTTCTGATTGTTGCATGCTATAATCCATGTTTAACTTGTTCCCCCGAATATATCCGGCATTTTGTTTACTTTAATTGCGACATCTTTTTGTATGTCCTCTTCAGTTGTGTCGGTGGCAGGATCTTGAATGTCTTTGGTTGCCTCTTCTTCTGAAACATAGACTTTTCCTGTTTTGGCGTGTTTGATAGTTGTTTGTGTTTCCACATCTATCTTAGGGACTGTTCTCCCAGCAACCACGATAGTATCTTCATTTATACCCATTTTTTACTCTCCTTGCAATCTTTATGTTATCTCTAAAACGCTAAGCACAACATGTAAATCATTAGCATTTTCAGCTTGTATTTTAATTATTTCTGACTCTTTTGCTACTAACGGTGTAGCAGAAGCAGTGCTAGAATCTGATGAAATCTGACTAGTATTACCTGCAGCTAATAACTCTTGAGTAGAACCTTTTTCAATATCTCTACTTAACTGTAAGGTATAACTAGTGCCACCTGAGTCTACTAAAAATAAAGATATCTCACAATCATTAGAAGCATCTACATTTGCTACATGTATTGATTTAATAATAGCAGTTGTTTCAGCAGGTATTGTATACAAAGTAGTCAGGTTTGTATTAGTTAAAATCGCTTTATAATTTGTATATGTATTAGCCATTTACGATAAAAACCAAGTTATTCTTTCTTCATCATCACGTAATGTTTCTGGTGTATATGTGTTATTTAATAAAAATATTAACTGCTCTAGTGTTTGTATTAAAGTATTTTGTTGTTGTTGACTATATTCTTTAGAAGCTTGAGGTAATCTAGGTATTTGTATTTTTGACATTATTTGCCTCTCATTCCATCAGGTTTTATATCTAATCGAAGTGTACCATATCTCCAGTTATCATCTACTGCATCACTAGCAACTCTAACTGCAACTTGTCTGCCTCTAATTCTTGTATCTTTTTTAGTTGTTGATGTTGTAATATTAAAAGATCCATGTGTAGTTTGTGTTGCTGTAGGATAAGGCCTAGTTTTAATTGTTAAATCCACTGTACCAGACTGTCCTTTAAAGTCTGGTATAATTCTACCAATAGACATAAATTGATCACCATCTGCAATGTCTACATCACCTGATTCTATATGTGCATTCATAGCACTACCATCATCATTTGATCCACTCTCATGTAGATAAATAAAAGTTCTACCTGCTTTTAATCCTGTGATAGTAGATATAGTTGCGGTTGTATCAGATGACTCAAACTCAGCTGCGTAAGGATTATCGTATGTACCTCTATCAGCCCAAGCGCTTCTAGATAATGTTCCTACATACCAAAGATTTTCTGCATAATTAAATACTACCATTCTGTCAATTTGACTAGAATTAAGAGAAGGATAAAACCACATAACTTCATTAAAGTCAGTGTTTGCAGCACAAAATATATCTTGTTTTGCATTTTGATTTAAATCATCAAATACATAATCTTGCACCGTACAAGGTATCTTTTGCACAGCACCATCAAATAAGAAGAAAGAGTCTGTACCCATCCAAAATGATACACCACCAACATCCACTGCTGCATGTAAACCAATACATCCACAAGCAGAACCTAATTGATTAAATCCAAATGTAAAAGGTGGGCCAATAAATTGCATTTGATATAAAGCAGTATCTGTCCATATTAACACAGCACCTCTAGACCTAACGGCAGTTTGTATAAAATTACCATCTACTAGTCTTTTTGATCCTGCTGTATTAGTTGCTGTAGGTGTCCAAACATTCTCAGCCTCTTGACCTGACCACCTTAAAAACATGTTATCTTGTGTAGAAGAAGTTCCTATGGTTGTCTCTGTTCCAAAGCAAATAACATGTCTGTCATCTCCTGAAACTAGCATAAATCTACTTTTTGTAGGTGCGTTAGAAACATTAGTTACTGCTGCTCTGTTAGAAGATAACCCTCCAGAAGTATCCCAATAAAACAAACCACCATTAAACTGTAGTGCTAATACGTCTTCACCCCAGTTGTCTAGTGCCCATTTAGCTGATTCCAAGAGAACACCTTGACCACCTGTTAAACCTGATCTTGTTGAGTTCCAAGTAGATGCTCCCCATGTACCTGCACCCCAGCCATAACCAAATAAAGACACGGCAGATCCTGTGTTAATTTGATATGTTCCGTTGGCCGTGGCTCCTGTGGCATCAGAACTAGCTGCAGCTTTTGCCTCAATAGTAAATGTATTTGAATCAGGAACAGTAAGTATCTCAAACTCACCTTGTAAATTAGCTGCACTAATACCACCTACTGCGCCACTAACACTAGCAATAGTTACAAAGTCACCAATTAAAGCACCATGACTAGAGTCAGTAACTGTAACTGTAGTGCTACCGTTTGTTGTTGCAAATTGTGTGATGTTACCTGTGCCTGTCGAACGAATAGGAGTTATGTCGGCATAGTTATTTTCTGAGTAAGCGTAAAGTTTTTTATTGGTGCCATAGATAGCGTATTTAACACCATCAAGACCAGAGTAAGTTAAAATAGCTCTTGTTGCACCTACAAGTGCATCACTAGTTACTTTTTCCCAACCACCAATTTTTTCAGGTAGTCCATATCTAAATCTAACATTATCACAATCTACCCAACGACCTTCTGCACCATATTCGGTATTTTGTTTATCTATACCTGGTGCTATTTGCAGTTTTGTTAACGGCATTCAAGCTCCTAGTTAGTTGCGTAGAACGGTATCCAGTAATCAGTGCCATTTATATTGACACGAATATGACCTGTCAAAGATCCTACACTTGTATCTGTTGTAATACTTTTAGTTTGATCTGAAGCACTCGTGCCATCAAATCTAATAAACTCTTGATCTGTATCATCTTGGTCTAATGTTAAACAAGCTATAGCACCAGAAGAATTTGCTTGACTAACTGTTACTAGTGCGCTTGTTGGTGAACTTGTACCAAATCCAATTTTGTCAGCAGATCCATCTATGAAAAAAGCATGTGTTAGAGTATTTGTTTCTGCTCTTAAATCTACAGAGGCACCCGATTCATTAAATGTAAATCCACCACCATCGAAGTCTATGGCACCTGTGGCTTTTACACCACCTACAACATGCAACTCTGTAGAGGGTGAGTTTGTTTTAATACCTACACGATCATTACCTGCATCAGTGAAGAACAAGTTTGCATCTCCATTACCTTCAATTCTAAAATCTAAGTCTGCGCTTGACTCATTAAATACAAAAGCACCACCATCTAATGACGTGTTACCTGATACAGTTAGTGTTCCGTTGGCCGTGATATTTCCTGCATCGTTCAAGACATCGAACATAGTAGACCCATCAGAATATAAAATATGTTTTGATCCTGCTACAAGATTAGTTGCTGTTCCACCTGCTGGTTTAAAGCCCAGAGTGTGTGTACTCATACTTGTGGCATTATCAACAATATACCATGTTTCTACTGCCTCACATTGCACCGTTGTGTTACCAGTTAGTGTACCTGTTAATTTGATAATTGCGTTACTTTGCTCATCTGTGGTAGACCCATCTGTTGCTGTTAATGAATCAGTTGTGCTAGCAATCGCTACAGATACATAACCTTTAATAGCTGACTCTACCTTTTGTAGATTGTTATTTGTAATATTACCCCAGGTTCCCGAATTTTCACCTGTGGCTTGTAACTCTAAGTTAAGTGCACTTGAATATGACGATGCCATTTTTTACTCCTAATCCGTTGACCCTGGTTCTACATCTACCCAGGTAATTGTTTGCGAATCATCCACTTCATTCCAAATAAAGAATGACGGATCACCCACACTAAAATTAATAATATTTTGAAATGCCTCACCAAAGGCAGTTTCATCACCTAATCCTATAGTAATTTGACCAGCAGTGCTAGTGCTAACATTAGCTGAAGCAGCTACAGTTTCTGTTCCTATA